GAACTGTAGAAAGTATTAAACGACGAGACACCGGGAACGTGAAGAAACTTAATGTCGGCATGAATATGGAGGCTACCGGTTAATGGCCTTAAGAGACGAGTTACACCCTGCGTCCTATAAAGATATTCCTTTTTTGGTGAATACGACATCGCTCACTGGGGGCAGGAAGCATGCGAAACATGAATTCCCCAATTCAAACATTCAAAATATTGAAGATTTAGGGCTAAAGCCGCGCGAATATAAAATCTCAGCGATAATCAACGAGCCGAATTATAGAGCTAAAAGAGACGCATTACTTAGAGCGCTAGACAGTGAAGGCTCTGGCGTTTTGATTCATCCTTTTTATGGCCGAATCGAGAATATGGCGGCTGTTGATTACACGCTGATTGAAGACGTTGGAATACTTGGCGATTTAACGATCCAGATCGATTTTAAACCGTCCAATAGCGACGGGCTCCCTGTCGAAACAGAGAACACCTTAAGTATTATTGAAGAGTCTGGAACCAGTGTTTTTGATAATATTACAGCTGATATTGGTAATTTATTTAATGTAACCAACGCGTTTACAGGGAACTATCGAGATGCTCAGGATAAATTAAACTCTTTTGTATTGGCAGTTACAGGCAACACTAAAACCTTAACCTCATTAACTGGTGCATCTAACGACTTTAATCAACTGGTGAGCAATTTTCAATCTTCAATCAATACTAATATTAATCAACCTCTTTTATTGGCTCAAGGTATGAGTGATATTTTTGCCGCGCTACCCGGGCTTTATGATAGCGCACAAAGTCAATTTTCAGTCCAATCATTATTCTTTACTTTCGGCGATGACGATGTTGCAATACCACAAACGACCGCAGGCAGGATAGAAAGACAAGAAAATCGCGATCTAATTAATAACGCTGTGAAAGGTTATGCTTTATCTCAGGCCTATACTTCATCTGCAGCCATTGATTTTCAGACCGTGAGCGAAATTGAAGAAGTAGAAAGCACATTAGAAGTTGCGTTTCAATCAGTCAAAGATTCGGCGGTATTATCATGAGCCTGTCACCAGAAACAATTGATTCTCTAGAAGACCAAAGAACCATCACACAGCAGTTTTTTGACGAGCAAAAGCTCAGCGCGCAGCAGGTGATTACGGTCAATACTCAAAAATTGCCAGCCCGGGTAATAGCTTACCAGTATTATAACAGTTCAGAAAACGGCGAAAGAATTGCCAGCCTAAACGATGAAATCAACGTATCTTATATGTCCGGCGATATTGAGATATTCACCGTATGATAACTTTGGAAGTCAGCGGCATACAATATACTGACTTTGAAGGGGCGTCTGTTTCTTTCTCTTTGGATACTTTTGCGCGCGAATTTAGTTTCGCTGCCACGGCTTCAGAAGGAAAGACTTTGCCGTTTAAGGGGGGTGAATCCTGCAAGATATTTGTTGATGAAATCCAAGTGCTTAACGGTTTTATTGATATTGTTAGTGGTGGGTACGACGCTAATTCTCACAGTATTCAAATTCTAGGCCGGGGTCGAGTCGCTGATATTTCAGATTCTACACTCGATAGTTTTGAGCTTGCTTCTGAAATAAGCCTGGAAAATATCATAAAAACTGTGATTACCCAGTTAAGCTTAGATATAAAAGTAATTAATAATGCTGGCGATATACCAATATTTAATAAGTCGGAGGATGAAATTGGCGTATCAGTCGGGGAAGGCGGATTTGAATTTATTGAAAATCTTGCCAGAAAAAGACAGGTTATCTTAAATGAAGATGGTAACGGGGATATTGTAATCAACCGAGCTAGCACCCAGAAACTTAAACAAAAATTACAAAATATCAGAGGTAGCAATGATAATAATGTCAAAACAGCTTCTTTTGATTATGACTTAACCGGTATTTATAAAGATTACATTGTTAAGTCTCAACAAAATACGTCTGCCCTGAGCTTTTCTGGCGTTTCGGATCTCGCGTCAACAACGGATCAGAGCGGGCGTTCTACTAGTACAAAATCGAGAGCTGGTAGACAATTAGCTTTCATTGCTGAGAAAGCCTCAGGTAAAGACCAGTTAGATGCCAGGGCATCCTGGGAGTCAAATATAAGGCGCGCCAGGAGCAGGGAATACTTAGCGGTTGTTGTTGGCCACAAAACAGCATTCGACGAAATTTGGGAATTCAATAAATTGATCAGTGTGAATGATGAATTTGCGGATATTAAAGAAACCATGCTGATCAATAGAGTAACCTTTATTACTTCAGCAAGTGACGGAAATATCACAGAATTAGTCTTGATTGATAAAGACGCTTACACCCCTAACCCAGCCGATAGCTTGTCTGATGATGTTGGCGCATCATTTGTGTTTGGTGGTGGTTGATGCGCAAATTAAAAAATATGATAATGAATATTGTTCGCAGGGCAACTGTTACCTTGGGCGGAGAGGATAAAGTTGATTTTGCAATTCAACAAGTTACTTATTTAGGAAAGACTGGGAACTGCACAATGATTAGCCCTTATGGTCATCATGCAAATCTACCTGCCAACAATGAAGTTGAGGTAGTCATGTTTTCTATGCAAGGACAAGAAGACAATCGGCATGGAATAGGCTATACACCTAAACTCAGGCCAAGAGAACTTCCTGTCGGAGAAGTTGTTTATTATCATCCGTTATCTCAAAGCAAAATGCAGTACAAAAATAACGGCGATATTGAAATCAATATTATTGGAGATAACGGTAGTTTTCTAATCACTGTTAAAAAAGATTTAACTATTACGGTTGGCGGAAATGCATCAATAACTGTCGCAGGAAGCACGACATTAGACACAACCGGAAAGGTTGATATAATATCAGGAACAGATACTGACATAACGGCTGGCGGAGATGTTAACGTGACAGCTACAGGCGATGCCAACATATCAGCGGCAACAATTAATTTAAATTAGGTGCTATTATGCCAGCAGTGGCTAGGGTTGGAGTGGAAACAGTTGGGGGCGGTCTGATAACGGGTCCGGGCGCACCTTCGGTAAAAACAAACGGTTCAACAACATCGGTTCTAGGAGACTCAGTAGCGCCCCATGGATCCGGGCCTCACGCAGCAGCAACAATAATAACTGCTAGCGGAACCGTTAACGCCGAGGGAAAAGGGGTTGTTCGAGTTGGTGATTTAGCGAGTTGTGGCCACACTGTTGTCGGCGGCTCTCCAGATGTTAATGCAGGTTAATTATGACAATAGGAATAGATGCAGTATTAACTAAAAACGCAGACGGTATTTTTGATATATCGATTGATGAGGTGGGCGATATTGAAACAGCCGATTCATTTGATACGCTTATTTTAATGAGTCTTTTTTGTGAAAGGCGCGCTTCATCGTCAGAAGTGTTAGAATCTCAAAGGCGTCGTGGATGGATTGGAAATGAAAGTACTCCAGGATTTGAGATAGGTTCAAAGTTATGGTTATTTGAGCAATCCAGGATAGATAGAAATACATTAAACGGAATTACAACAGCAGCAGATGAAGCGTTACAGGCAGAATTAGTAGAAGATAATATTGCGGACTCGGTAACATCGAGTGCAACGTTATCAAATGGCACAATAACATTAATAACAATTATTACTCGACCGAATTCAAAAGTTGAGAAAAGATTCTTCCCTCTTTGGGAAAATACGGGGATAGGTTAGTATGCCATTAAATTTGCCAGAAACTGCGGACGAAGTAGTTCAAAGGGCTAAGGTTGATACCCAGCGAGAATTAGCTGGCAGTAATCCATTCTTAAAAAACCATTGGATGGGAGCATGGATAACCGGTATCGCAAATCGTCAATTTGACTTTTACATTCAGTTAGATCAAGCGGTAAAACTCAACTTCCCCGACACGTCGACCGGCGAACATCAAGCGCAATGGTCAAGCGTGTATGGCGTGCCTAAAACACCCGCAACTCAATCGACGGGCAACATCGTCGCAATCGGAACAGCTACAACCGTTATAGCTTTAGGCAGTGGATATCAATCAAGCGACGGATTACAATATTTAACAACGGCAGTAGCCACAATAACCGCTCAAAGTCTTTCTGTTTCATCAATTACTCGGGTTGGAACTTTAGCAACCGTAACCACGGCAGTAGATCATAATATTGCTTCAAATGTCGGCGTTACTATTTCTGGTGCGGTAGAAACGCAATACAACGGTCTCAAAGTGATCACCGTGACAGGACTAAACACTTTTACATTTACAGTTACCGGATCTCCGTCAACACCAGCAACAGGAACGATATTGGCGGCTTTCACTGCGGCTTCTGTACCGATTCAAAGCGTCGATTTAGGTGCAGATGTTAATCAAGATTTAGATGCCATCTTAACCTTAACCTCTCCGATAGCCGGTGTAAATAATGATGCATCAGTTGATTTTGGTGAGGTTGGTGGCGGCGTAGATGAAGAGACGGATGCAGACAATAAAATTAGATTATTAGATAGAATACAGAATCCGGTTGCACATTTTAATGTTGCTGATATCGAAAACCAAGCAAAGTTAATTGCCGGGGTTACACGAGTCTTTGTTGAAGAAAATACACCAGCAATAGGGTCTGTAACAACCTATTTCATGCGAGACAATGATGTTGATCCAATCCCATCAGCATCAGAAGTAACCACTGTTAAAAATAAAATATTAGAAATAAAACCGGCTAATACAGCCAGTTCTGATGTAATCGTTAGCGCGCCGACTGCAGTTCCCACGGCGTTCACATTTACCAACATTACGCCCGATACAGCAACCATGAGAACGGCTATTACCGCATCTCTTGAGCAATTTTTTGATGAAGAAACGACCGTTGGCGTCAATGTTGATGAAGATAAGTACAGAGCCGCAATAGCAAACACCATCGATACTCAGACCGGTGATGAATTGTTGTCATTTGTACTATCCACGCCAACTGGCGATATAACGATCACAACCGGTGAGATCGGAACGCTTGGTGCGGTTGTTTATACATGAGCCAATTTTTAGTAAAGCGCACCATTGAAGAAATGATAGCGTCAATCGCTGCTTATTTTCCTGGTGGCGATCTATTTATTGCTTCATTTATCAATGGCACTAATCAAAATGACATGTTGCGAGGGATTGGTTTTACGCTGCTTGACGCTGAAAATTTTCTATCAGTATACAATTCTGAGTTTATACCATTAAATACCACGGCATTTATTGAAGAATGGGAATCAACTTTAGGCATTCCAGATGATTGTTTCCCGGGTTCTGCTGAATCTGATTTAACCATTAGGCGATTACACATATTAGTTAAACTCGCATCGTTAGGCGTTCAAACTGTCGCAGATTTCGAAAATTTAGCAGTTATCATGGGGTTTCCTGGAACTGTTGTTGATCCTGGCGTTAATGCAGGAATAACGCCGCTGAGTGAGGCAAGATTCACTATTGTTGTGAATTTTGAAGCGCCCGCAGACAATATTTTTCCTTTAAATTTTCCTATCCCTTTCGGTTCAACACAGTTTGCAATTATGGAGTGTTTATTTACAAAATTAAAACCCGCTAATTGTGTGATACAATTTCAACTGAAAACCGGTGAGCGATATGCTTTCCAGGATGGAATAGATTATACGTTCCAAGACAATATATCTTATGAGTTTTAATAAGGGTTTTAAATATGGCCGAACCACTAACCGACAGAACCGCAGCAACTGAAGCCGCCGGCGATGATTTAGTTCATTTAGTTGACGTGTCTGATACCACCGATAGCCCAGAAGGAACAAGCAAAAAAGCGACTGTCGATGTTTTATTGACTGGGGATAGAAAGGTGACAAGCACCAGTGCGGCTGGCGTTGGTCTAACCGTTGATAAAGCATCTAATGATGCTGGTGATGTATATGCGGTTAAAATTGAATCAGATAATGCAGGCGGAGGGAATCCTGGCGGAGTTGATTTAAGTTCAATGTCTATTGATGAGCCCAATGTAAAATTTGTTGCTGATGCCATTACGACAGCTGGTACAGTAAGCCATCAAATAGCAATTGATATTGGTGGCACTACATTTTATTTGGTCGCATACACTCACGGGACTTAATATGAAAGATTTTGTCACAAAAGTTGATAATACATCGCCTCCGTCCGGCAACCAGACGGCGATTGAGTTTAATAATTATATTAATGAACTTAAAAATATGATTACGCTTGCCGGGATGACTTTGGATACTCCGGTTGATACTGTAAGGCAACTTATTCAAGCGCTTGCAATTGGCGGAGAAAGAGTTTCAAGAACAAACGGACAAACAGCACAAATTGGCGAAATTGTTTTACCTGATAACTCAGCTGCCACAGTGACGATAAATCTTCCAACTGCCAATCTATTTGTTAATGCCACAGTCTATTTTGAACAAGTTGTTGATCAGCCCTATTCATTATTCTCATTAATTGTAGGACGGAACGGTAATACTATTATGGGTCTTGCTGAAGATATGACGGTCAATACAGCGGCATTCAATAATCAAAGGTTTAAAATGGTTTGGAGCGGCTCAACGTGGCAAGTATTTCAAACTGAAGCCGTAGGGACAACGCTATGAGTAATATTGGTCAATTTTTTGCAGCAGGAACATCGCCTTGGGCTTTCCCTGCTCAGCCATTTCCTTTAAATGATGAAGGCTTGTTATGGAATGACGGAAATATTATTCCACATAAAGGAACGCTGATTGATAGTGTGGAAATACCAATCGTGTCCACAGGTAATTTTCAAGGAAGATTGGGAACTTCTGTTATTTGGACTGTTACCCCAGCTAATATCAATGCAGCGGTCGATAATTGGACCGGCATTTATACGATTTGGTATGACAGTGTACAAGATAGGCTTTATACCTTTGGATTAGATACGACGACCGCGCCAGATACACTTTACCTAGCCTATATAACATTAGAAACAGGCGCTATTACTAATGTAGGCAATGTTCAATTTACAACAGATCCAGCTACGCCAATCGGCGCTGGAGATTGTGCCATAAGTCGATCATCAATTGATAGTGGAAATTTCACGATGACATTTAACGATAGAACAATTGTTATTAACGAATCGACCGGTGCAGAAGTATCTAACGTGGCGTCAACTAATACCACTGAATCTAATAATATTGGTAGCTACAGCACTTTAGATGGAACCATGTTTATCGAAAGATTTTTAAATGGTGATAGCAACGCCCAGGCATTAGTAACGAGAAGTAAAAACACTGTATTTGTTCCTATGCCTAACAGCATTTTCGCTACCAGCTCTGTATCTAGCCTTGTGCCTCTACCTTGGGGCGAAAAAGTTAAGATGATAGATAACGGAGGTGCT